GCCTTACCTTCTCAAGACAAAGATACTTCGATCAAGGATGTCAAATGGATACCCCAAGGTTTTGATTGGGTTGATCCACTCAAAGATCAGCAAGCACAGCAAATGGCAGTCCGTAATGGTTTTAAAAGCCGCAGCGAAGTGATTTCAGAACTTGGTTATGACGCTGAAGAAATTGATCAAGAAATTGCTGCAGATAACAACAGAGCTGATGAAGCCGAGTTTGTTTTAGATTCCGACCCAAGGCATACAACACCGCCTAAAAAACGAGGTTTTTGATGAATGACATTTACTTAAAATTTGCTATGAAACCGATGATGATTGAGCGTCGCAGCTTTGAGTGGCTGGCAGCCCACATGAGCTCAAACAAAGCTTTGAAGTTTACAAAACCGTCCTTAGCAAATGGTGGCAGCAATAACATCGCCATCATTCCGATTCATGGCATTTTAACCAAACGCTCAGGTGTATTTGACGGCATGTTGGGTATGACTTCCTACGATGAAATACAACAACAAATCAGTGCTGCTTTGTCGGATGATGCCGTACAAACAATTTTGCTGGACATTGATAGTCCCGGCGGTGAAACCAGTGGACTGTTTGATTTAGCCGATTTTATTTATCAAGCACGAAGTCAAAAAACCATCTGGGCCGTATGTAACGATGAGGCTTATTCTGCCGCTTACGGGATTGCATGCAGCGCTGAAAAGGTTTTTATCAATCGCACGTCTGGTGTAGGAAGCATTGGCGTGATTGCCAGTCACATTGATCAAAGTGCCTTTGATGAAAAACAAGGCGTGAAATACACCACTGTTTTTGCCGGTAACCGTAAAAATGATTTAAATCCCCATGAACCGTTAACTTCTGAATCCATGCAAACACTGCAAAGTGAAGTCAGCAGATTGTATGACATGTTTGTAGAGTTGGTAGCCCGTAACCGTAATCTGGATCAAAGCGCAGTTCGTGCTACAGAGGCTGGCCTTTATTTTGGCCTTGATGCTATCCAAACAGGGCTTGCGGACGAAATTTTCACCTTTCCTGAATGTATTCAAAAAGCAGCCTCTCAATCTTTTATAAGGACCATAGCTATGACTGAAACATTACCGACCATTAATCCAGAAGAATTACTTACCCAAGGAAAAATCCAAGGACGCAGCGAATATCACACCGAAGCTTTAGAGCTTTTCCGTTTATGTAAGCTCTCGAAGATGCCAGAAAAGCTTGGAGATTTTATTGAGCAAAATACTCCGGTTAACGAAGCACGAGAGCAGCTTATGCAATTACTTGCTGATCGTACCGGTACCGAAATCTTGAGCACTGTGAGTCTTGAACCAACCCCTCAAGAAAATCCAGTGATTCAAGCTGCTAAAGCTCGTAGTCACATGAAATTAACCGCATAAATGGAGGAAACCCATATGACCGTTGCCATAGAACAAAACAATTTAGGAGATCTTCTCAAGTTTGAAGCTCCTAATCTTTATTCCCGTGAAGAGATAACCGTTGCTCAGGGGCAAAAACTAGCCCTTGGTGCCATCATCGGCCAAGACAGTGAAACGGATTTGATTAAAGCCTTCAATCCTGCTGCTACTGATGGAACTCAAAACGCTCTTGGTGCTTTGATTGCTGAGGTAGATGCAACAAACGGCAACACCAAAGCCGTGATTGTGACGCGCGATGCAATTCTTGCCGATCACGCCGTTGTCTGGGCATCTTCCATCACGCTTGAACAAAAAGCCGCTGCTATCAAGCAACTTGAGGCACGCGGCGTCATTATTCGTAAAGGGGTATAATTTATGCAAAATCCATTCTCACATCCGGCATTTAACATGGCAGCTTTAACAGCTGCTATTAATTTATTGCCAAACACTTATGGTCGGACAGAATCGTTAGGTTTATTTCCGTCAAAATCAGTACGCTTTAGGCACATCGCTATTGAAGAGCGCAACGGTGTGCTCAGCTTACTGCCAACAGCAAGCCCAGGTGCCCCCGGTACTGTTGGTAAACGCGATAAACGTAAAGTTAGAACCTTCACCATTCCGCATATCCCCCATGATGATGTGGTCTTGCCGGAAGAAGTACAAGGCATTCGGGCTTTTGGTACGGAAAATGAACTACAAGCCATTGCAAATGTTATTACCGATCACCTGCAATCCATGCGTAACAAACATGCCATTACCTTAGAACACCTTCGAATGGGTGCTTTGAAAGGTATTATTTTGGATGCAGATGGCACTGAGCTTGTGAATCTCTATAACGAATTTGAAATCACGCCAAAAGTCGTAAGCTTTGCGTTAGGCACGGCTGGCACTGATGTTAAACGCAAATGCATTGAAGTGCTACGTCACATTGAAGATAACTTGCGCGGTGAATTCATGACCGGCGTTCATGCACTAGTCAGCCCTGAATTTTTTGATGCTTTAACCTCACATGCTAAAGTCAAAGAAGCCTATGACAGGTGGCAGGAAGGTGCAGCGCTACGCAACGATATGCGCTCAGGCTTTACCTTTGGTGGGATTACTTTTGAAGAATACCGTGGCCAAGCAACCGATCCTGATGGCAACGTCAGACGCTTTATTGCGCAAGACACAGCGCATTGTTTTCCGCTAGGCACAGCTGAGACTTTCTCAACCTATTTTGCACCAGCTGATTTTAACGAAACCGTCAACACATTGGGGCAGTCACTTTATGCCAAACAAGAGCCAAGGCGATTTGATCGCGGTACGGATTTGCATACTCAATCTAATCCGCTGCCAATGTGTCATCGTCCGGGAGTACTTGTAAAACTTACGGTATAAGCTATGAGTTTAACCCAAATGTTTGAAGATTGTTTTGCACATTTAGGGAAAGAGGCAATTTACCAGAGTTCTGGTGCTGCCCCTTTTCCTATTCGTGTTTTAATCAAACAACCCGATACTGCTTATGAAATGGGTGATGGGCAAGTGATTGGCCATATGGCGATATTTGAAATACGCACCCATGAATTGGCTTTTCCAAAAGTGGGTGATCAGCTCATTATTGCTGGCAATCGCTATAAAATCTTTAGTGAACCTCTGCGGGATGCCTCCAATACCATTTGGGAAATAACAGCCATGGTGATGGAAGGTTAATATGTCCACCTTTACCTTGGATGTTACAACATACGGTGATATCGACCGGATTATCAGCCAAATGCAAGGCACCGAAGCACAGGTTAAATTGGCTTCTATGCGCGCCCTTAATAAAACGGCTCTTTGGCTTAAATCCCAAAGTGTGAAAGAAATCAGCACACAGAAAAAACTTCAACAAAAAATCATACGTGAACGATTGAAACTTGTTAAAGCCAGCAAAAGCTCTTTAAAAGCATTGGTGGTCGCCAGTCTTTACGGTATTAAAGCCTCGCTTTTAGGTTCCATGCGCCAAACGGCTATAGGTGCCAAAGCAGGAAAATCTCAATTTACCGGTGCCTTTGTTGCAACAATGCCTACAGGACATCGGGGTATTTTTAAACGAAAAACCAAAAGCAGATTACCCATTCGTGAAGTCGTGCTACCACTTGAGCCTGTCGCTTCTAATATCATTAAAGGCTTCGTGGATTCAGGTGCTGGAGAAAAATTTATTCAATATTTTCGCCATGAACTGGGCTTTATTTTAAAGGGTAGTCTATGAATTTTTGGGAAGAATTACATGCTGCCATTACCTCTACGTTAAAACGCGAGATACCGGAAATTAAAACTTGTGAATCTTATCCGGTGATCAAAACGGCGTTATTAGCACCTGCTGTTTTAGTGGAACTAGCAAGCTTTGAACCGGGCAATGATCCAGGCACCGGTGAAATTGCGCTACGTGCTCGATTTGAAGCAAGAATTATTGTCGATAGCACCATCCCAAATACCGCCTTTGCCGTGCGAGCATTAGTCAGCGAAGTTGCCAGAGTAATCCATCAAAATTCATGGGGGATGAATGTATCACCTGCTGATTTTTTAGGTGCGAGTCCTGATGGTTTTAAACCTGATCTCGATGCCTACATGGTGTGGATCATCGAATGGGTGCATGAACTCCACCAGGGGGATTCAGTTTGGACACCAAGTGGCATTCAGCCACACACCATTTATGTGGGCATCGCCCCAGAAATCGGCGCTGCTCATGAGCCAGACTACATAGAGGTGCCAAATGGAGAGTTTTAGCTTTTCTGAACTGGACCGAAAACTTGCTAACCTCATTCGTGTGGGGACTGTGAAGGAAGCTGATTATAAAAAAGCCCGCGTGCGTATTCAGATTGGAAAAATTCTTACCGATTGGCTCCCCTGGGTGACTTCTCGTGCTGGACAAGACAGAAATTGGTCTGCACCCAGTGTGGGTGAACAGGTTGTTTTGTTATCGCCATCCGGTGAAATGGCTCAAGGTGTTGTGATCCCAGCCATTTATCAAAACAAACATCCCGCACCAAGCGATAAAGAAACCGATGCCACTCTAGTTTTTCAAGATGGTAGCAAAGTTTTGTATGACAAAGAAAAACATCATTTGACTGTCTCAGTTGTAACAGATGGAACCTTAACGCTGAAGATAGGTGAATCAAGCCTTGAGATGAGCAAAGACGGTATCAAGCTCAAAGCTAAACGAATTGATTTGAATGAATAATATGCCAGGAATCGTAAGACTCAATGATAAATGCACCGGCCACAGCTGCTATCCTCCAAGACCTTGCATTACAGCAAGCGATAATGTGTTTGTTGATGGCAAAGCTGTCCACCGCGAGCAAGATAAATGGGCCATGCATGCGTGCCCCAATACGCCGCCTCATGATGGCGTACTTGCCAAAGGTTCAAGCACGGTTTACGCCAATGGTAAAGCAATTGCCCGTATCGGTGACTCCATTTCTTGTGGTTCAAAAACACAAGAAGGCAGCCAAACTGTTTTTGCGGGGTAAATCATGCGCGGAATGAACGGCAGAAACGGCAAGGAATTAACGGGCCTTGAGCATCTTAAGCAGTCCATAGTGGATATTTTGACAACACCCATTGGTAGCCGTGTAATGCGCAGAGATTACGGTTCTAGACTATTTGAGCTGGTAGATAGGCCAACATCGCAAGGTTTTGCCGTTGAACTGTATGCGGCCACTGCTGAGGCACTACAAAAATGGGAAAATCGATTTAAATTGGAACGTGTGCAGGTTGTAGAGATCAAAGAAGGTCATATTACTTTAATTTTAGAGGGGCTCTATTTACCGGACGGCAGGCCCATAACTTTAGATGGGATTGTCGTATCATGATGCAAGATCTAACACGTTTACAAAATCCCAATGTTATTGAAACACTTGATTATGAGACGATTTTCACGCACATGAAAGCGGAATTGCTTCGCCTGGATCCCAGTTTTTCAGCGCTGCTTGAAAGCGATCCCGCCATGAAGATTTTAGAAATTGCTGCCTGGCGTGAATTACTTTTGCGCCAAAGGGTAAATGATGCCGCACGTGCTAATTTGCTCGCCTTTGCCAATACAGCAGATTTAGAACATTTAGCCGCTTTTTACGATGTACAGCGCAAATTAGGGGAAGATGATGAAGCTTTTCGTAAACGTGTGCAGGCTAAAATTGTAGGCTGGTCTACTGCGGGTAGCAGAGAACATTATCGTTATCCATGCCCTATCAGCAGATACGCGTATTAAAGATGCGCGCGC